TGGAACAATCACTCAGTGGTATACACTTAAGGTTGACGGTGGTTTTCTCGTTTCACCGAGTAGTTCGTCTTCAAGTATAAAGGGTATCTATTTTATAGACACAACTAACTTTACATACAGTCAAATATTTTCCGAAGGTTACGGGTGGTTAGGAATACATCGTAAGCCAGACATGCAGGAGTTTTCACAGTATTATCCCAAGCAGATACACCCACTTTCTAATGGGTTTCTTATTTCCTCCATCAACCAATCGTCACATGGTATACTATTTTATAGTAATGCAGAAAAAACTATAACAAGATTGTCAAGTACTGGGTACAACTATTTATCAGAAGAGTATTTGTATAATAGAAGAATTTATAGTGGCAGTGGATACAGCCACATTATAGAGGGTTACGGCATTGTTGTTTCCAGTAATAGCGCATCGTCAATAAACAAAGTGTATTTTTATGATTTTGATGATGGTTCTTTAACTGAGATTGCTTCTTCCGCGATTTTCGGCTACTGGTTGGAGAGAGATGATTTGTCAATCGGAAGTCATTCGACATACGGGGCACTGATATTTGATAAAAAGAATAAAACATGGTATAGACCCGTTACGACAGGACAGTTTGATAATGCTTTGATATTAGATGATGGTATATTACTTGGTGGTACACAGAGTAGCGTTGGATTAAAATACTACAAGTTTTCAACTGGTGTTGTAACAACGGTGCAAACTTCTTATGGGCAGTGGAGACATATGGAGAAAGTTAGTGGTGGTGCTGTTGTTACATCTGAACAAACGAGTAGTGGTATTTGGTTTTTTAACGAATCATCCGTTACTTTAAGCAATCTGTTCTCCGGGGGTGGGTTCTGGAGAATAAGTAAAAGTGGTGAAGCATTGCTTTTAGGAAACTCCTCAACAGGTGCAACACCTAAAATATATAAGAACGGCACACTATCTGACATTACGATACCCGCATCACAGACATACATGGCATATATGGCACCGGTTAATGGTGGGTGGATTGTTTCAAGTTCATATTCCAGCTCTGTTAGACCATGGTTTGTTTCAGCGTCGACTGCTGAGGCTTCTTTCGTTTTCGATAACACTGGTGCATATGGTTATATGATCGGTGTCCCATTTGCTCAGTGGAGTAGATGCTTGGTGCAATTTAAGTCATCCCTATCTTATAACAAAAAATACGGTAACTATGTTATACTATCAACCGGTGAATCGTCTAGTAGTTATTCTACACTTATATGGGATAATGTAAATAACAGGCCACTTCTTGGTTATATATGGAGAAATTCTTCTGATACACCTTCCACTACGAACACCTATATGCTCATGGGTATTACACAAAATCCATACTTTTTAGAAATTGATGAAAATACTGTTTTGATATTAGGTGGTTATACTGGTGGATCCGGGTACCCCTATGTATTCGATCATTCTAACGGAACGTTATACGGTTTTGTAGATGTTAATTTTTATACAATGAATGTAAATGAATATACATATGCGCCTGACATTGTTATAAGAGGCACATCGGACGGATTTATATTTTTCAATAAGAGAACAGCCTATCCACACGGGGCGGAAGCTTGGAGTGCATCCGCCGGTGTTTACCACTACAATAAGAATAACAAAAAAGTTACAAGGTTAAAATCTACAGGTTTCTACGATTCAACAGAGGATGCACCCGGAGGTTTTTACATATTCAACAGTAGATATCCAATGCTGGATAAGTGTTACTGGAACAATGAAACAAATACACTAACAGAGATACCATATTAAGGAGAATAAATAACAATGGCATTTACTTCATATGGTTCATCAAATATACTAAGTGGATTAGTCGGTAGAGGTGATGGACCTTTATCTACCTGTTATATGGCACTATCCACTACAACTCCAAATGAAGATGGCTCTAATTTTACAGAGCCTGCTTCTTCTACTGGATATGCAAGAGTGCTGATAGGTCAGTCAACAGATTCTTCTACACAGAAGATGACTGATCCACAGAATGCACACACAGAAAATTCAGAAATTATATTCTTTCCAGAGGCTACTTCAAACTGGGGGACAATTACTCATTTCGGTTTATATGATGCTGCTACAAATGGTAAATTGATTGTATTTGGACAATTAAGCACACCTGTTGCAGTTTCTACTAATTTTGTCCCATTATTCAGAGTTAGTAATTTTTCTGTAAATCTCACATGAACGGTCTATAAAAACATTGTATAATGTTTTGTAGTATATAGCACTAAAAAATTTTAATCATCAAAGAGGTAGATATGTAAAAATGGAATGGTGGGCTATCATCAGTGCTCTTGGGATCCCTTCTATTGTAATTTCAATAGTAGGTATTTTTCTCAATCATGCTATTAAAAGATCGGACGAGAAGAGAGAAAAAGCAGAGAAAGAGAGATCCGAAGAAAACAAAGCCAGAATTGAGGCTATTGAAAAAAGAGAGGAACGGATGGAGCAATTTTTCCTTGCCATTCTATCCTCACAAAGAGCAACCAACGCTCTAGCAACAGCGACAGCAAAAGCAGTACAAAGAATACCAGATGCACACTGCAATGGAGATATGCACAAAGCATTAGAAGAAGCAGAGCATTGTCAAAGAAAAGAAAACGAATTTTTAACGAAGCTTGGTTTAGAGGCTTTGAGTAAATAAAAATAAAGGTGGATAAAGATGGCTACAAATTCACAATTAAAACAACAAGTAATACGTCAAACATTATCCGGTGGGTGGACAGCATTCACTTTTGACGTTAAGAGCAAGTCATTTGCTGTAAAGAACTTCTCTGGCGGTCCTATCTATGTATCTTTTGTAGATGGAGAAGAAGAAAATGCCTCTATCAAGATATTAGATGGAATGGCAGAAGTTTGTTATATTACATCATTATATGACTTAGCAGGAAGCTACTTTAGAGATACCATATATGTAAAAGGTACAGGCGAAGTAGAAGTAGAAGCAATAGAATTTTAATCATGGAAAGGAAAATAGAATATCATGTATGATAAAACAAAAGTCTTTCCAATAAGAGAGCCTGAAGGTGGAGGCGGTGGAAGTGGAGATGTCACTGCTGCTGGCAATAATACTTTTACAGGTGTTAATACATTTGAGAATAATGTAAATTTAGGCAAGAGTGATTCTATCGTTACTGTCAACGGAACACTACAAGACGGTGACGGTAATGAATATGTAACACGTACTGATTATGCCTCTACCACAGATGCAGGTGTAGCGAAAGTTATCAATGGTACAAACGGTCTCCAAATTACAGAAAACGGCGTTCTCATGACGTATCGGGCACCAAATGCACAGGTAAAAGAAGGATTATCTGTTTATAATCCAATAGTTCCCACGAATCAACACCAATCTACATTCTACGGATTATCAAAAGCCGCTGGCGCAAATTTAAGTGGATCAGATGCAGGTGAAACAGCACCAGATGGAACCAACCCAGGAATTTACCCAGATACTGCAAAAACAGCAATAAGAGAAATGCTTGGAGCAGCTGGTACAGAAGAACTTGAAAGTGGTGAACTAATACCGAAACTTGCTGAGAACATGACTCCCTATGCCGAAGATTCCGGCACTACCCAGACGCAGCCTTTCTTCCTCGAAGGAACCGCAACCGGCAACGGCGAGTCCAGAGTTGACGCAAAGCAAGTCCCGGCTTACGCTTTCTTGCAAGAGAAGCGCGGGAACATGGTTTGTGTGAATCAGTTAATCGAGTCAACAAACTTTATATCAAGTGGCGGTACTGTTTCTACAACCGGCGGAGTCGGAACATTTATTGCAAATGCAAGTGGACAACAGGTGTATAAAGTTTTACAAGTAAAAAGTGGACATAACTATTTCATTTCTGTTACATATAAAACTATGACTGCAACGCAGGATATAAAAGTTCGTGCATTTAGTAGTGATTATTCAGGTATTGCAACCACTTCATGGCAGACAAAGCAGATTATTGCTACTGTGGTCGCTACTGGCGGGGCTTCTATTGGTGTAATTGATAGACGCACTTCTGATTGGGATGAAATCCAAATTAAAGATGTCATTTGCGCTGATCTAACTCGATGGTTCAACGGCAACATTCCCGCTTATCTCCTCTCCCATCCCGAAGCATTCGGCAGATACTACAAAGGTTCTCTTGCGTATGAGCCTGGCAGACTTGAACCCGCGACCGGCAGATACCTTACGAGCGTTGGACGGAATATCTGGGATGAAGAGTGGGAAGTTGGTGGTCTTTCAAGCGTAGATGGGTCTACTTATACCGATAATTTAAGAATTAGATCTAAAAACTTTATTGAAGTAAATTCAGATACCTACTATTATTTTAGAATACCGGCTGAATATAACGGGTTTAAGATTTGTTATTATGATGTAGATTACAATTTTATTAAATATGAAGTAAAGAAAAACGAATTTTTTAAGACTCCTTCTAATTGTGCCTTTATAAAATTTGCAGAGAATTCTACCGATTACGGCACCGCCTATAACCACGACATTACCATTTCCCTCTACTATCCCGGCGAATCTGGCTACGACAAGTATTACCCGCATGAAGTCCTTGCGACGATTGACACAGGTACAGAACAACTTGGCTTCCTTGACTACAAGGTTCCGAGTGGGCTAATTACAAGACCGACTGGAAGCGTGGATTTTGGAACGTTGAATTGGAATTATAGAGCTCCGAGTACATTCTACGCAGAAATAAGTGGCTTGAAAATTAACACCTTAAGGGGTATATGCTCAAAATACGTTAAAGCGGCTAACAAAGTGACCGCTGATGTTGACCAAAACCCAGACAAAACATTCTGCTTTAATACTGTATTTAGTTATGTCAATGTAAAAGACTCGGCATATACAGATGTCGCGTCCTTCAAAGCCGCAATGTCCGGCGTCATGCTCTACTACGAACTTGCCACTCCCACTACTGAGCAAGGTACACCTTTCCAAGAGAGCGTCCCGATTGACGACTTCGGTCAACTCTCGTGGAGCGATACCGACGTCCCGCAAGGCAACCAGATTTTCTATCCTGTTGACTACAAGGCGTATGAAGATACGCTCATCAAGTACACAGACGGCGATGCGACGAGTCTGGTGAGAAAGACGGATTACGCGAGTTCGAGTGAAGCGGGCGTCGTAAAAGTATCTTCAGGTTATGGTTTACAAATGCTTACTGATGGCGCGCTGTCTATAAATTATGCAGGACCTTTTTCAATTAAAGGATCACTTGCTACTTATTATCCGATTACTCCATTATATCAGCATCAATCTGTTTTCTATGGTCTTTCTCGTGCAGCAGGCGTCAACCTTGCATCCTCGACCGAAGAAACTGCTCCCGATGGTACGAATCCCGGTGTATATCCGGCTGCTGCTAAAACTGCCATTCAGAATATGCTTGGTATTACTGATTTAATTGGTGACATCAATACCGTTCTTGATTCTGTAAACGGGGTGGTGATTTAAGTATGGGAACCACTGCACAGAAACTTCAATATCTTGTCAACGCGAAGGCTGCAATTGATACAGCTTTGACTAACAAAGGTGTGACACCACCTACCGAACTTGGAGATTATGGTACAGCAATCAGTACTCTTGGCTATAAAGGCAAGTTGCAACAAATAGTCGATAGAACTGTTACGGAGATAACAGCGGAAGATTTGGCTGGTGTGACGAGCATAAGAGATTCCGCGTTCCGCAGTTGCACCGGCTTGACGAGCATCACAATCCCGGATAGTGTAACGGGCATTGGAAATTTTGCGTTCTACGATTGTCGTAGTCTGACAAGCATCAATATACCGAACAGCATTACAAACATTGGAAACTATGCGTTCATCAATTGCTACAGCTTGACAAACATCGTGATTGGAAATGGTGTCACGAGCATTGGAAGTCAGGCGTTTTATAGTAGCAACAATTTGACAAGCATTACGATTTTAGTAACGACTCCACCTACTCTTGCAAATGCGAATGCTTTTGATAACACAAACGATTGCCCGATTTATGTTCCCGCCGCAAGCGTTGAAGCATACAAAGCGGCAACGAACTGGTCGAGCATTGCAAGCCGAATTTTTGCAATACAGGAGTGACGAATAATGTTGATTGCACAAGTTCCTAACTACGAAAATGCAACAATTTACATTCCACAAGAAAGTATCTCTACATACAAGAATGAGTGGTCACAATCAGCAAACTTTCAGGAGGTAAAGGCCAATGTTAATTGAGCAATATCCATTCATTGATGAAGAAGGCGTCGAGCATGATAATCTTATCAAGCATTATTCCGATGACAAAAAGATGCTTCTTCAAGTAGAAACCGGCGTGAAATATGCCGAAGCGATTGATGTTTACCCTTGTAGATATACTTATGAGGAAACGGATGAACCATGCGAATAAATACAAAGATGCTGTCCGAAACATGACAGCATCTATTAAAAATAATTAAACAAATAAGGAGAGAAAAGGTAATGAAAGATTATATTATCAGAATCATAGCAGTACTTGGTTTTCTAGTACTATCTTGGTTAACTGAAAGAGTAATTGCTTTTATTAACAGCAAGATTAAAAATCAAAAAGCCGCTAAATATTTATCTGAATTTACATATGTTGTTACAGGTGCTGTCAAAGCAACTTATCAAGAATATGTAGAAGCATTAAAGAATGCAGATGAATTTAATTTAGAAGCACAAAAACATGCTCTTGAATTAGCAAAGAAGAAGATTAAAGAAGAAATGACTACTAGCACAAGAGAATATTTAGAAAAGAATACAGATGATATTGAAGCGTTGATTGAAACAGCTATTCATTCAACATTATATGACCTGAAAAAATAAATTAACAATAAAGAGGTAAACAAATTATGAATGAAATTACAGGTGGCTCTTGTACGCTTGAAGGAGCAAAAGTTTTAGCAGAAGTTGCTAATATTGCAAGTACGGGTGGCAATCAACAATTCGTAGTGGCACAGATGGACACAAATATTGGTGATGGAACTATGGCGACCAGTTTTGTAGGATGCACGTTTGAGATAGAATCTGATTTATTTGAGGACGTAACCGATGCATCTATTGATACGCTAGGTGAGGTTCTAACATCTGGTTTTGTCCGCGCCTATACCATCATTTTTCCAGAGGATATTGAGGAGTTACCATACCTCGAACCACTTGAGATATCTTATGATGAACAACATAAATGGATAAAGTTCACCACTCCTGTAGAAGAGGGTGTTTACAACAGAACCATAAAGGAACAAGATTTTTCGGTCGGTAGTTATATATCATTTTCTGGTATGCATAATGGAAAACTCTCTGCACGATTGAACATACAAGCTCCGCAGGGTGAATAAAGGAGATAACAGACAATGAGTATGAATATTAAACACGGTGGAAATGTAAGTAAAGAAACAGCAGATCTAATTAAACAATTAGAACAATCAAGCGGTACAGGTATAGAACACACTCTGCAACCAGAACTGTCTTTACCAGACGGTTGGTATTTTGATTTTTATACAACAACATCTCAGCAAAATATTACTGAAGAGTTTGAGTATAATCAAGGTAAAGAATTTAATGAGCGACTTTATGAACTCTTCAAGAGCGGAATATTGAATGCATATTTGTACAAAGGCGACACTGGTTACGAAGTCGTTAAGGTAGAGTTTAATAGCATAGATGAGAATGGAGTAATAACCGTTTATGTTGAAGGAGCTCCAGAGACTTTGACTATTGAAGTACCAAATGACACGGAAGCCGATATGTTTGATGGTGGATATGTCGATACTACTACCGGTTCCGCTGTCATGATTGAAATACACAAGAAACCAGGCGAACAACCCTAACCTATCTACCACGTGTAGAATGGGTATTCGTGTACAGTAATAGTACATAGCAGAATTAAAGGGGCTAATTGAAATACATTAGCCCCTAGAAGGATAACATTATGTTTAGACGAATTAACAAAAAACAATTAAAAGAAGATACTGAATTTTATGACTATAAAACAGCACCTGTTGATTTGTCTAAAGGTGATGTTATTGACACTACAAAAGTAGGAATGTCCTATTATGATGATTATCTTACAAACGAAGGGCAAAAATACTTGTATAATAAAACAGGTACTGTTGGCAAGATAGTCATGATGTCACCTCAAAAATACTATGAGGAATGTGCTACAAAAATATTTGGTACTTCTGTAGATAAACTTAAAAGAAGTAGATATGCAGAAGAGGAAACACTAAGTCACCTTAAAAATGTACTGACAAAATATGGTAAAAAATTCCCACTACCATTCTTAAACTATGCAGATCATCAGCAAGAAGGATTGCATAGAATGGCAGTTATTGGTGATATGTTTGGATGGGATCATAAAGTACCTGTTTTAGTTGTTGATTATAAAAGCAAAGAAGACGAAAAGCGGATAAAGAAACAGGAACACGATAACGAAGTAAGTAGAGAGATAAGAGACACCGTTAACAGAGCATTAGAGTACAGATACGATAACATTTACGATATAGAAGATGAATTAGAGTATAGGTTTGAGGATAAAAACTTCTCTGTTGAATTTACTAAAAACGAGTTTGGAGAAGAAGAATTTACCGTCACAAGAGATGGTGTTTCTGAAACATACCCAGTCAGTAGGATTAGAGTGGCAAAAGCACCGCCTGACGATGCGTGGAGAAAAGATATTGACAGTACAAAAGATGATTTTGACCTGGAAGATGATCTTGACTGGAAAGATATTCTATCGGATGTTGATATAGATAAAATGTCACCAAAAGAATTTGATGATTATTTGAAGAAACTTGCTAAATAGACGTGAGGAGTGTTATATGAAATATATTACAGAAGCATTAGAAGTCCATGAAACCCTGAATAATAAAATATTTGATGGTGAGATTTTAAGGGCAGACGTAAGAAATGCTCTTTACAATATCGCAAATACCTTTATAGAGGATATCAAGCAAAATAATATTCCAATAGAAGTTGTCGATATATGGCTTGTTGGTTCAAACGCTTCTTACAATTACTCCGACCATAGTGACGTAGATCTTCATATAATTGTAGATACGGATAATTTTGATTGTACCGGCTTACTGAATATAGTGTATAATTATGTAAAATCCGACTTCAATAAAAATCACGACATTACAGTAAAAGGTATTCCTGTTGAAGTATATATTGAAGACCAAAATGCTTCTGCAATTACAAACGGTATCTACTCTATTGTAGAAGATGCATGGATAAAATATCCGGAAAAGATAGATAATATTCCCGAATTTAATCCAGAAAAATCAGAGACATATTCTAATGTTAAAGAATGGGTTCTTACTGCTTTACAATCTGGTGATCTTAGTGATGTGCAAGATGCTATAAATCGACTGTATCTACTTAGAAAAAGTTCACTTGCAACGGATGGTGAATTTGGTGAGGGTAACTTGGTTTTCAAAGAATTCAGAAATGACGGTTCTCTTGAAAAGTTAAAAGAACGTAAGAGAGAATTAGTTGATAAAGAACTTACTCTTGAACAACTGAAAGAAGAAAAGAAAGTGAAAGTAAAGAAAAATGCAGGCAATCCAGAAATAAATAATAAAATGTTTAATGCTATGATGAATCCAATGGGAAGCCCATCTACAAACCCAACAGGTCCTATGGCAGAAGATATTGAAAAAGAACCTGACATTATTGTTGACGGTGATGACGTATCTATTCACTACTCACATGTAATGAGCAATATTGATAGAAAATTATACAGTTTTGACTATCATATTGATAAAAATGAACTGTATGAAACTGTTCTTGCTGGTATGAGCGATGTTGACTGGGAAGAAGCACAAGAGCATGAAGATGATGATAATGACGCATTTACTTATGTTCTTGAAAACTTGGAAGAATATGCAAATAAATATGCAGAATTTGTAAAAGACACATATCAAAAAGATGCCATTTACGAACTTGACGATTTGGTTGATGGAAAATATTGATAAATAAATTGTATATATGTATTGAGGGATAGTTTAATCTATTCTATCTAAAAATGAGGTAATCAAGTTGTCCAATGGCAAATGAAATCCTTGAATTTAATAATCTTTCTGAAGAAGAAAGAAAAGTAGCACTAAAAATACTTGAACAGTACGGAGATACTGGAAACTCCACACTGTTTGACAACATGGCTTATAGCGACTTTGAAGAAATACCAGTTGACATAGTTACATTTTTACATGACCGAAAGTATTTAGGTAATGGTCTTTATGACCCCGAGGGGAGATTTACATTATTCCCTTATTGGGAAGAAAAGTTAAAAGATATATTTCCAGATAATCTAACAACAAAATATAACACGATTGTACTAACTGGTGCAATCGGTCTTGGTAAGTCTACCATTGCAGTCATTTGTTTACTGTATCTTCTTTACAGACTCCTTTGCTTAAAAGACCCATACCTATACTATGGGATGCAACCGATTGATAAGATAAGTATTTCACTTATGAATATCACCATCGAGAACGCAAAGGGCGTTGCACTTGATAAGATGAATCAACTTATACTGTCGAGTTCATGGTTTATGGATCATGGGAAAATGACTGGTACAAGTAATTTAATGTTTGTCCCAGATAAGCATATTGAACTAATTGTAGCATCCAGTAATAACCAAGTCATTGGTCGTGCAATTTTCGGTAATTTCAGTGATGAAGTTAACTGGGGTCTTACAACAGATACAGAAAAATTAAAGAAAAAATATAAGCAACTTGTATCTCAAATTGATGCTCGTATGAAATCAAGATACATGAGGCAACGTGGTGATAATACATATTTACCAACGCTAAACATTATTGCATCTTCTAAAAACAGCGAGCAGTCATTCTTGGAAGACTATATAGAAACCAAAAAGAAAACAGAAAATTCTAAAACACTTATTGTAGATGAACCACAATGGGTTGTTGATAGTCGTAAAGATAGTAAGGAAAAGTTCTATGTTGCTATGGGAAATAAGTTCTTAGCAAACGAGCTTCTTCCTAAAAATTGTAGTAAGGCTCTGTTAGATGAGTACACAGCAAGGGGTTACACATTGTTGGCTGTACCTATTGGTTATTGGGATAACTTCGCAGAAAACATAGATGGTGCATTGATGGATATTGCTGGTAAAGCAACAGCCGCAACGTTAAAATATATTTCTGGTGTCAGATGGAATGAAATTAAGACAGCATCTTATAAAAATCCATTTACAAAAGAAATTATAACAGTCGGAAATGCAAAAGACGATCTTACTCAATATAGTGACTTTTTTGACCTTAGCAGGGTTTCAAATGATTTAAGAGCAAAGCCATTGTACATACACTTGGACATGTCAAAATCTGGAGATAAAACTGGTATTGCAGGTGTTTATGTTGTTGGTAAAAAGCCTAAAATTGAGGGAGAAGATTCTTCACGAGAGCTATTTTACAGGATTGCATTTCATGTTAGCATTGCTGCTCCAAAAGGGTATGAGATAAGTTTCGATAAGCACAGAATATTTTTAAGATGGTTAAGAGAAAACGGGTTTAACATTGTCGGTGTTTCGAGCGATACATACCAATCTGCGCCGGTTTTACAGCAATTATCAGCAGAAGGTTTTAATACAAGTATCATTTCAGTAGATAGACTTGATTCTGAGACAAAACAGTGCCTACCTTATGCTTATTTCAAATCTACCTTATATGATCGCAGATTAGAAGTATATTCAGAATGTGATTTTCTAACAGAAGAAGTTCTTGGTCTTGAAAGACAATCTGACGGTCATATAAACCACCCTGATGGTGGAACCAAGGGAAGCAAGGACGCTATAGACTCGGTAGTTGGATCTCTGTATAATGCTTCTAAAAATGCAGAAGAGTTTGCTTATGACTACGGTGAAAGTATTGAACTCTCTCTTGGCGTAAGCGAATCAAAAGGAAATCTTACAATTGAGCAGATAAATGAAGAATTTGAAAAGGCACTTGCAGAAACAAATGACCCAATGGAAAGATTTAGAACAAATATAAATAAAAACAATAATAAGAACAACACTAATTCTAAACCTGTAAATTTTGGCTTCGGTGTTGCACAAGATGCCCAGCCAATGTTTGGGGGAGATGGTATTTTTGTATGGTAAAAATTGTATTATACTCTGTGAAGGAGTGTGAAAATGGATTCTAACATAAATATTGAAATTGAAAACAAGCAACTCGGAACAGAGTATGATGGCACACCTTTCAAAACTCTTGAAGATGACAGTGTTTATGGAAAAAAGATAGAAACACAACCAATGTCAGAAACAAACATTGGTGTCGATACCGACAGAGAGTTCTTTGAGGCAATTATAAAAGCAAATGAAGAAGGAAATCTTGACACAAGTTCCCTACAATCATTTACTCAACTCTCACAGAGAAGAGATATTCTTTATCAGATGCTCGATTCCATGTGCGAGGACGCTATAATTGCAGCCATTGTCAGAAACTATGCAGAGGATGCTACCGAAGCAAACGATCAAGGTAAAATAGTTTGGGTAGAATCTTCTGATGCTAACTGTGCTAAAATGGTATCATTCCTTCTTGACACAATCAACGTAGATAAAAGTATTCTTAAATGGATGGTAAAACTTTGTAAATATGGTGACATATATTTAAGACTTTACAGAGAATCTGACCATGAAGACCCATTGTTTAAGAATGATGATAGAGAAGAGGAACAAGACCAATTTAATGCTTTTGTAGAACTTCATAAAGAAGAACTAAATAAAAAGAAGAAAAATCTGAATGAAGACATTAAGGTAAAGGCATATTCTGTAAATGACCATTACAGTCATTATGTAGAACTTGTACCTAATCCAGCCGAGATATTTGAACTGTCTAAGTTTGGAAAAACACAGGGATATATTCAGGCAAGTATTTCTACAAGCACCTTTAAGGATGACAACCCAATTCTTGCTAATCAAATGAGATATGGGTTTAAGAAAAGTGATGTAATAATTCATGAAGCCACTGACTACGTTCATGCTTGCCTTGAATACGATAGTGGCAGAATTCCAGAAGAAGTAAATATCTTCTTAGATGACAAGGAAGATTCTGACAAGGTTGCAAATTACACAGTAAAGCGCGGAAAATCTATTCTTTATGATGCTTATCCATCTTGGAGAGTTCTATCCCTGTTGGAAAACTCTTTAATGCTGAACAGAGTTACAAAGTCACAGTTAATCAAACTGATTACTGTTGACGTTGGTTCAATGCCAAAAGAAACTTCTCAGCCGCTTATGGTTAGACTGAAGAATATGCTTGAACAGAAAACAGCATTAAATGTAGGGAAATACTTCCAAGAATACACCAACCCAGGTCCAATTGATAACAATGTTTATTGGACTACTAAAAACGGTGTAGGTACAATAAGCATTCAGAATATTGGTGGTGAATATGACCCCAAGAGTTTAGCAGATATTGAGTATTTCAGAGACAGAATGTTTGGTGCTCTTTCGGTACTGAAACAGTATTATGGATTTACCGAAGATGGTGCAGGATTTAATGGTGGTCAATCATTAAGTATTATATCAGCAAGATACGCTAAAACTGTAAAAGCAATGCAAAATGCAATGATTCAAGCAATTACAGATATGGTGAACCTTATGCTGATTGATAAAGAACTTGATGAATATGTAAATCAATTCCAAATCAGAATGTTGCCTCCTATTACACAGGAAGAACTTGACAGACGCGAAAACCTGTCCAATAGACTTGCTGTTATTCAAGATACTGTTACACTTCTTGATGGTATTGAAGATCCTGTTATCAAACTTAATATTGTTAAGGCACTTCTTTCTACTGCAATGGTTGATGATGAGGTAATATCTCTAATTCAAGAGCAGATAGATGAATTGAAGTCAGGCGAAGAGGAAGTATTAGCAGAAGAACCACCAGAGGATTCCGATGAAATTCCAGACAATGTGGGTCTTGGTTTAGGATCAGATAATGAGCCAGAGGAACCAACCTCTATGGCTGATGCCATTGGGTCAGAAGCAGGTGTAGAAACAGAAGAAGAACCAAGCGAAGACATTCTTCCTTCTGGCGAAGAATTAGGAATTGACTTAACAGACAATAACAGCCCAGAATTTGCTTAAAATGAAACATATAACAGAGGGGTACATATTTATACCCCTCTGTAAAGAAAATTGATTGTACCTATCAAATTTTCGCTCTGTGAGCGAAATAGATAACATTACCAAGTTTGCAATGCGAAATGGAGAAAATAAATGATTACAAAATCAGACTGTCTTCTTCTGTTAAAAGATTTATCTGACAGAGGGATAGACACAAAAGAAATATTATCTAAAACCGTAATGAGCCGGGATGTTGACATTGATTGTCTAAAATTTATCAATGATAATAGACAGTTAGATGTGACAGAGTTTTATAAAAAGATTCGCAAAAGTTACAATGCAAAGAAATCCAAACTATATGGAAATCTTGTTAAGGAAGATATATCACCAGATGAAATGCTGACTGCGCTTTCTTCTTTACTTCTGCAAATTCTGCTGTTTAGTAAAAAAGCAACAAATAAGCAGATGTTTTTAAGACATGCAAGAGCAGATGAAATCAGTATGGTTTTAGGTTTATATTTCAGAAATTATGACCTTACAAACTGTATGAAGTTGATGAATTTGATTAAAGCGGATTTGAAGGCAATAGAAAGTATTTACAGATAATCTGTTAACAAAAACTTCATCAATTTTTCATAGAAATTCAATATATTGTTAATATTTGGAGTACAGATTGTTAATAGTTTATTCATAATATTTATAGAATTTTAATTGATTATTAACAATTTGTTCACATTTCTTGCGTACTCGTATATATAATTATATATTATAATATATTATATAATAAATATATTAAATAGTTAACTAGTTGATAATATATTATATGACTAGTAATATATAATGCTAGTTATGCTAGTATTAAAGCGATTTTTTAGCGATTTTACTTTTTTCAGTGAATTTGACCTTGAAATTGTATATGGGTGTTCATAATTTGTTCATAATTTCAATTTTGTAAAAAATCAACAAAAAACATGAAAAAAATTCTGCTAAATTATTATATGAGGTGCGATGCACTGATTTATCCCAGAGGCAAAAATAAAAAATTGGCAATGATTCATTTTAGGAGTTGCACATGTTAGAGAGTTATAATGCAGTAAAAGAAATGGAATATAATAAGTTGTCTGCAGAGGAACAAGCTAGCAGGGGTATTCTTGGTAGACTTGTTGGAATTATTGCCGACATGAAACATCCCACAAGAAATAACCGCTTTTACAGTGAAAAACTGTGGGAAAAGTTTTTCAATGACCCACTTACTGAGGAGAAAATAAAAGAAAAAGTATTTGTAGGTGAGTTTGGTCATCCAGCAGACAGAACAGAAGTAGACCCAGAGAAGATTGCTATTTGCATGGCTGAGATGCCTAAAAAGGGGACAGATGGTAAGATTCATGGAGTTTTTGATATACTTGATACACCGTGTGGAAGAATTTTGAAAACACTCTGTGATTATGGTAGTCATATAGGTGTTTCAAGTCGTGGCACCGGTGATACATATGAGGAATTAGACGGTTCTGAATCCGTAGATCCGTCTACTTTTGAGTGTGAGTGCTGGGATGCTGTTCTTGTTCCTGCTGTAAAAGAAGCAAGACTGCAATATGTTACAGAATCCCTCGACAATAAGAAATCCTTGAAACAAGCATTAAGGGAATCTGTTGAGCATGCAAGTGCAGATGACAGAAAAGTTATGATTGAAAAACTGGAAGAATTAGATATTGATATT